ATGTAGCTGATGCTAATAACGGGTATATCACTTTTGATCGAGCATAATTTTTTAATTGTTCGTTTTTCACTTCTGCCTTAATCATTCTAAGGGCTTCTTTGTTCATATCTATCCAACTTTGACATGATGCTTCGTCTATATCAAATCCTTGGGTAGCGTCTGAGCAGATTTCTTTTAATTGTTCTTCAGATAACATTTCTGCTATGTTGGGGGCGTCTGCGTATTTTAATACTGTTTCAATGCTCATTATGTTATCCATTAAAGGGTTTAATGTACAGTATGTTGTACATTAGTATCCAGTCAACGGATCGATATCTCGATACGTATTACTGTCTTGGTATTCGTCTGGTTCGTTTAAACTGTATTCTGATTTACTTATCATTTCAAATATAGAATTTAAATATCTGATTGTATCTAAAAGATGGTCGTCTTGGTTTCTTGCTATTTTGTTTGGATCTTTTGCGTCATATCTGTATATGCGAAATTCATCTAAGAACATATGCAGATTCGAAAATATCTTTAACATTCCCGAAGACAATTCAGTAAATATTTGATTAATGCCTGCTATAATTCCATTATGCCCTGGATATAAATCCAGTCCTAAGCTACGATAATAATCAATTCGCATACGTCCATCATCTCGGCGTCCACCGCCCGATGGGTCGGCCGCTCCGCTCATCCATTCGCCGCGTTGTTTAATAGCAAACGCATGTTCCGAATCCGGTACTTTTCCGCGTTTATATTCGGCATATAGATATTTGACTTGTGTTACTGGATCTTGGGCCATCCATAATGCGGCGGTATTGTTCCACCCAAAATCTAGTCCATATGCTCGTGGAAAATATTCTGGAATCTCGAATGGTCGACATACTATGTCTTCTTCTGATAGCGGATATACTCTACCAGAACCTAATGCGGGTATTCCTTTAGTACGAGAATCTCTTTCATTTGGTGGCATTTCTGCCATCATGGTCTTTTTATCTTCTTCCGTTAAATGAGGTGCATCATCCCAAGAGATAGGTATTGCATACCGGTCTGGATGCTCAGGATGTGTACCATTTGGAGGAAATCTTCCATTAGGCAAATATCTAAGTACAACTTCTGATAAACCTTTCAGTGGCGTAAATAACATCATTACCCTTCCCGGTTCTTTGACGCCTTTAACTCCACGCGTTCTCATTACGCACTCTGCGTATATTTCTTCTGGCGGCTCTTCATCAAATATAAGTAGATCTAATGTGGCTGCTTGGAACTGATTACGTCCCATTTCAAATGTTTTAACAGTTACAGAACTGATACCGCCGGCTTTATGTTTTGTTAATATTTGGCCTATAGCACCCGGTACTCCTGGCATTGATTTAGTATCGTGCAGCATATCTTTACGTATTAATCCAGTGCCTTGTTCTTCTCCGACTGAACCTAACAGTGCTTGCTGCATAGAATCGCGCCACAATGATCCAGATTCACATATTACCCAAACTTTGATAGCTTTTTTAAATCGATAACCTTCCCATCCCTCGGGATATTCGCCAGTCATGTGGTAGGTTAATTCTGTTGCGCCAGTAAACGATTTTCCGCTACCATTACCTCCTCCTAGAACTCTAAAGCGATGATTCGCTCCAGCCTTAAAGAATTCCCAGTGCTTATGGTATGCTGCACGAGAGAAAGGGCCTTTAAGGGGAAATACCGAGTCTATGAGATTAAATTTCTTATGTTCTGTAAATGTTTGTATCGCACGAGCAATACTAAGCAATTCAGGCCTATTCACTAACTATTTCGCCTTCAATTATGTGCGCCAATTCAGGATGTTTTTCCATTTGTGATTTAATATAAATCAATACTTCTTCGTTTGACATATCATTTAAGACGTTTAATTGGTCTATATTAATTTGCGTGTTATTTGTTATTGCAGCTTGATTTGTTTTATCTGTCCAGCCATTTCTGTATTTAGCCAATTCTTTATAAAACTGAAAATCTATATCCTTGGTCTTCATCATGCCGTGAACACCTATGTCTTCTATATGAGCATCAAATTGAACCCTTCCCTTATCACATGCTTCCGCAAATTCGGGATGTTCTTTTTTCCATCTATAGAAGGTTGATCTGGACACGTCCAATATGGCCATTGCTTTGGTTTCTGAGCAGCCTCCTGCCATAATCTTATAGACTTCTGCACAGTATTTAGGGTTGTAATCTGATTGGTAAGCCATTATAGTTTTTCTATGATACGATCCATACCTTTGCGGATATATCCAATGTCTTCTTTCATTTCTCTAAGTTGCACAGAAGTTTCCGCTTGGGTACGATCTAGTTTATGATATTCTTTTTCTAATTGGTCTAATCGGTTGTCAATTCTTTGTTGCTGATACATGAGGTAACTAAATGCTCCTCCTAATGCCCACATAATCCAATCTTTAAGGGATCCTAAAATTTCCATTCAGTTTTAATTCCCCATGCATTTAATTGGTGTGCTATTTCGTGTATGTTATTTACCGCTATTTCTTTTTGATTTACGTCAAATCCCCATTTAACAAATAGTTCTTCTGCTAATGGCCAGTTTTTTATTTCGATTGATTTGTCGTCTTGCACGATTTTCATTTGTCGTTACACTCCACCCTTTTCTCCCGCGTCAAGCGCCGAATCAAGCTGTGTAACCTGTGATTGATTCATACCCTTAGGGAACCATTGGGATTTAACTGCGTCGAATACAGCGGCTCTATTGAGCTTAAATTCCCTACTCGCTGCTAATCCACGGCCGATTGATGCGAACATTAATCCGATGTTCTCTTTAGCAACTGGTAATCCCCACGCCACACAGACCATGCCGGCATATATGTATTGTACCCATTGAGGTATTAATGCAAAGTTCTGCCACATTTCCTGCGCGCTACTTGGTCGTAATATAGAATATGCTATAATTGCACTGAACCAATAAAAGATGCCTTGCCTGAAACTTTGAGACGTTGCTCCCAAATAATTCTTGCGTTGTTCAGTATCTGCTTGGTTTCCTGATACGATGGCTTCTTTATCTGCTGCTATTTGAGCCAATTTTAGATCTCGATTCGCTGCCGCTTCTTGCTGCTTATATGAAATATAGTCTTTGGCTGGCTGCAACAATCCGCTAAAGATTGTTCCTATCAGTGCTAATATTGCTGTCATAAAATCCTACTAACTAGTGTAACGAAGGCCAAATCTAAATCAGCCAAGAAAACACTATTATTATCAAACGCTTACGTCTGATTTGAGTTTGCCTTATTGGGAACTGCTTAGTTATTTTCAGTTCTTACCATCATTGTAGACCATACTGTTTAGTTTGTCAAGTAAAATTTACATAATAATTACATTTCTTTACACTTTTGCAACATTTGCTTAGTAAGCTATTGATTTTACTAGGCAGTCAACTGTAAAGATTCTGTTACAATTGGTTACGTTTCTTTACAGTTACCGATCGGTTCCTTACTATATAGTTCACCCTCAAGTCAATTCTGCACAGTTTTTATACAGTCACAGTTGTTTTCTGCCCGTAAGATAGGATAAGTACATCCATATAACGCAACGAAACCGGTACCGTCTTGTCCCCCGCCCCCGGTCGGCTTTTTCGAGCCGAACCCAGCTAAAACGATTGAAACACGCACCAGTTAACTGGTCAGTCAGCGACAGCCGAACATAAGCCTTTGATTCTATTCAGTTACTGTTTCTTAGGTCTGATTATTGGCATAACCAGACTTAGCAGATAACTAGGCAGTTACTGCTTAATACTGCCCGGTAAAAATATAAGGTGCACGACAGGCGCGTGAAAGATATCATAGCCGTATCATGTGTGCGGATAACTGTGTTGATAACAAATAAGAATCCTTTGCAGTTAACTGTTTCGTTACAAACTGTTACAAATCTATTCTTGCATTGTCAAAAACTGTGCTATAATAAAGGTAAGAGAACAATTTGTACAATACCTAAACGGAGCAGCGAACATGGAAATATACGTAGCGAGCAATAAAGATAGCGTAATAGTCATAGGCAGCTTAGAAAGCGTACTAGATGCGTTATTTGCAGGCCGAGCAGACTCTTGGTGCAGTTTTGAAGCTTGGGAACATGCTAACAAACCTCAAGTAAAATACGAAGGCGATTACAACTTTATGGAGATATAAAATGAACGGACAAATAAAAGTAAGCAATGCTAGCAAGACAATAGTTAAGATAGCAAAAGATAAGCAACACGCAGAGCAAATGGTAAAACATCTCAGTGCTGTATTTGGAGAGCAATTTAACATAGGAGTAAAACTGGACAATTGGGCACAAAACTACGATAAATAAGGCGGTGTATCATGCTATGTGAGCACTTATTAGACGAATACTTAATCTGGGTAATGGCGTTTGGAACAGATAACACGTTACATTGCCCAATATGTGACAATATTTTAAACAACGGAGAAGATGATGAGTGAGTTAAACAAAGCAATAACCACTGTATTACGTAATGTAAATATGAATCACTTTGATGATTGGACAATAACAACGTGTGATTATTGTGGAGAACATGAAAGAAAATGTTATAGAATGGACGATTTACCGCT